CTCTCTCTTCTTGTCGATTTTCGCGCGCGAATTAGTTATGTTTTGGGCAAATAGGGGGCAGCTTTGGCAAAGAAACGACCCGAGGCGCGCGGGCGATCGCGCTATTTAACTGAATCACTGCGCGAGGTTCACAACGACATCGACGCCGCGCGGGCGGTCAATAGTTGGTCAGCGGTTGCGGCGTTACGGCGCCAGGCTTTACAAGTCCGGGCCGAACTTGACGAGATCAAACGCGCCGAAGAGGCGCACAAACTCGAAGAGCACCGACTCACCGACGCCGAGCTAGTAGGTGAGATCGTCGCGGCGTTGGAGATCTTACCGGTGTCCGTGGTTGAAGATATTATGGAGGCGTGCGAGCAGCGCGTCGGGCCTCCTAAGCTGCGGGTCGTTGAGTAATCTGCGGGGCTTGCGCGAGGCGGCGCGCGAGTTGCAGATCAAAGCCGACGACGGGCTACTACCCTTCATGAAATGGACCCCCCCACAAGATCAGTTTCTGCGTTTAGAAAATCGCCGAAAATTACTGAGGGCCGGCAACCAGATCGGCAAGAGTTATGTGGGTTTGTCTGAGTGTATTTACCGATGTATGGGAAACCACCCCTACCACCAGACGACCAAAAAGCCGCCGATCGAGTGTTGGGTTGTAACGACCTCTTGGGCGCAGGGTGTCGCGCTCCATCGTAAGTTTTGGGAGTTAGTGCCGAAGAGCGCACTAACACAAAAAAGCCGAGAATCGTTCGACCCGCGCCGGGGATTTGGCAAAGACAACCCCGCCGTCAGTTTTCAAAATGGGTCAATTCTGCGATTCCGCACGACCAATCAAGGCGCGGCGGCGCTCGCCGGGGCGACTATAGATCATGTTTTGATAGATGAGCCTTGCGACCTCGGCACCTATCGCGAGCTTGACCGGCGCCTTTTAAGATCGAACGGGAGCCTCGCCTTTTGCCTCACGCCAATTAATCGGCCTTGTGACTGGTTAAAAGAGCTTGTTGATGATGGGATCATTGCTGAGATACATGCGCGTATGGAGCCGGTTAACTTTGTGCCGATGGGATCAAGCCGGGCGCTTTGTTTGCCAGGAGGGATCCCGCTCAATGAAGCATGGATCGAGGAGCAAAGACGCACGACCCTGAAGCGATTTGCGCCGGTGTTACTAGATGGCGAATGGGAAACCCGCGCCGAGTCGCCAGTGTTTGAGGCGTTCACACCTGATATACATGTAACAAGCGAGATCCCCCGGGGTGATCTCAAAATCGCCGTAGGCATTGATCACGGCGGCAAAGCCTTTAAACAGATCGCGGTATTGGTAGCGGTTGACACATCGGGCGAACACCCGAAGATCCATGTGATCGACGAGTGCGCGGGCGACGGCTCAACAACACCGGATATTGACGCCCGCAACTATTTGCGAATGTTAAAGCGAAACGGGCTGAAGTGGCGCGACCTTGATCAGGTCTACGGGGATCGAGCCTATGGCGGCCGGGGCGGGGTTGGCCTTGGTTACAAGTCCAACAAACTATTGGGGAAGCACTTGCGCCGGGCGCTCGGCCTGAAGAGCGGGCACCCGTTGAACCCCGGCATTAGACAAGCCAAGACCGGCCGAGGTTCAAACGCGGGATCGGTTTGGCGCGGTTGTGTTTTCATTCACCGCGCTACGCTACGGCCGGGCCACTTTACAGTGCACCCCAGATGCGTTAGGGTTATTGAGTCAATGCAGAAATTTGACTATCGTGATAATATGTGGAAGGACGCAATAGACTCTTTACGCTACTCGCTGTGGGCGTGGAGCATGAAGGGATCGAAAAGACCGGGGCGGGGCTTATATGTTTACTGATCAATTTCCACCAGTGCCAAAAGACCCCGCAGAGTTCAAACGGTGGGAGCATACCCGATTAAGGCGCCGCATGTTGTACGGCGCGTGGGAGAAAGACCTTGACGCCCGCGTCAGGTTACAGATCGGCAATGTGCGCCGCGAAGCGTACTCAAGCCCGGATATGAGCAGCAATATTCTGCGGTCGGTGGTATCTCAATTATCGGTGCTGTACGATACGCCGCCCTTTGTAACCGGGCCGCCCTTGCTCGTTGCGTCGGTATCTGCGGCGGGGCTTTATTCATTGATGTGCAGAGTTCAACGGGATACGCTCGGGCTGCGTGAAATGCTGCTACGGGTAGACATAGCCAATGACGGCGGGCTGACATTTCGCCCGGTTTTTCCTGATCTGGTTATTGCTGAGTCATACCCCGACCGACCCGGCGAGCCGATCTCGATTCGCGAAGCGCGGCAGCGTGACGGGCGTTGGACCTGGGATGTTTTAGATATTCGCGACGGCGGTAGCTATCGCGTCTTAGCTATGGACGGATCAGACCTATCTGGCGAGTATTTGCCGGGCGTGACTGCTTACCCGTACATTGATCAAGCCGGGCGGCCTTATTTGCCGTACAGTATGTTTCATGCCGCCGAATCTGCTACCCTTTGGGATCCATACGAGGCGCGCGAATTGGTGGAGGGCTCTTTGAATTGCGCGGTGTTGTGGTCGTTCTTTGCCCATTGCACCCGGGCGGCGAGTTGGCCCCAACGATGGGCCGTGGGCGTCGAAGTACCGGCCGCCGGTTATTATGATGAGGATTCCGACGGCGTGGGCCGCACTGAGGTTGTGACCGATCCGGCTACGGTGCTCATGCTGCGAGCCGCCGAAGAGGGGATCGGCGGTCAACCTATGGTTGGTCAATGGCAACCGGGCGCCGATCCTGCGGTGCTTCAGGAGGCTATTGCGGCCTATGAGCGCCGCGTGGCTACCTACGCGGGGATCAGCGGTTCGTCGATATTACGAAAGAGCGGCGACCCGCGCAGCGGCTACGCTTTGAGCGTATCGCGCGAGGCTCAACGCGAGGCCCAAAGAAGATACGAGCCGATGTTTAGACGGGGCGACCTTGCGACCCTGCGTATTTGCGCGGCGTTGTTGGGGCTGTCGTCTGAGGGTATCGCGATTGAATATGCCGGCGTGCCGTTGTCGCTCGAAGAGCAAAAAGAGCGCCGCGAGGCGAGGGCCGCAGAGCGCGCCGAGATCATACAAGCACTTGACGCGGGTCTAATAGACCGCGCGGAGGCCGTTAACCGTTACAGGAGGGTAACAGAAAATGAGTGAAGAAGAGAAAACACCAGAACCAGCCGCCAATGAGGCCGTACCTTATGCCAGGTTTGCCGAGGTACTCGAAGAGCGTAACCAGTTACGCGAGGTTGCAAGCGGGTTGCCGGATTTGCAGCAAAAGATCGAAGGGTTCGAGGCCGAGCGTAAGGGGTGGGCCGTTGATCGTGAGTTTATGACGGCGGGGCTAACCGACACCGAGGGGCTTGATGTCGCCAAATATCTTTATGGAAAGATCGAGGGCGACGAAAAACCGAGCGTGAGTGATTGGCTGGCGACCCCGCCGAAAGCGTTAGCCGGGTATTTCAAAAAGACCGGCACCGCACCAACACCCGCAGCGCCGGCGCCAGTGCCTGACGCTAACAAGGGCACAACGGCCACCAGCGCCCCCGCCACGGGTGAGCCCATCAGCGCGGATATGACGCGTCAGATCGTTCAGGAGGCCGTTAAAACGGGCGATTGGTCCCGATACCGCGAAGCCCGCGACGCAATACTAGCCGCCGCGCGCAAAGTGGGTTAGGCTGATTTTGATCGTCGGGTCGTCCCTCCGTTAGTGGCGTATTGATCGCAAGATTTTAAAACAAACACTTTTTTGGAGGGACACGACATGTCCAACAGATACGAAGATATTACCAACCTTAGAATCACCGAGGCCCTTAGCGCTGAATTTCTTTTGCTTCTCAGCGATAGAGGGAGCCTCAGCAATCACCCAGCGATCGTTTTCGCAGGGGATGCGGCAGCAAGCGGATCAAAAACTGTGCGCCTTTCACATATTGGGCTCATGGGTTACGATCGTTTGGCTTCGACTGCTGACGGGGTCGCAACCACGAGCACTGATTTTACGAACGCCTCGACTAATATCAGCGTTGGACGCTACGCAAAGAACTATTCTATCACGGATCTCGCTTCGGCAACAGCCTCAAACGGCTTGATTGACCCCGCGTCACTCGCCGCTGATGCCGTCGCCAGCTATAACACCACATTAAGCGATCTGATCGCGGCTTTGATGGGCGGGTTTACAAACACCGTAACAGCGACAACCACGCTAACCGTTGCAAATGTGCTTTCTGCTATTTCACAACTTGAGCAAGAAAACGCACAAGGGCCGTACATGATGGTGCTGCATCCTAAGCAATACGGGGATCTGCGGTCTGACATCGCCACTGCTTCGGCCGGTGCAGTTCAATGGGCCGAAAGCTCACAGCAGCAACTGATCCAAATGGGCAGCAACTACAAGGGCAAGTTCCTTGGTGTTGATGTTTTCGTATCTAGCGCCGTCCCTGTCACGGGTGGCACCGATTACACGGGTGCAGTATTCGCGCGCGGTGCGGTAGCATTCGCGGACATGAGTGTTAACGAACCAGACGCGATCAACATCGGTGGTAAGGTGCTCTTTGAGCGGGATCGTACGGCGGCCAGTGGTACGACAGCTTATGTATCGTCTGCTTTTCTCGGTGTTTCCGAATGTATCGACGACGCCGGCGTGACAATCATCAGCGATATCTAAGCGGAAATTTTGAGGGGGCCGGGGGTGGTTTGCGCCTCCTCGCGCCTCCCCGGTTTCCCTCTTTTTTCCTAGAACTAGCGAGGAGGCTATAGAATGGCAAAACTAACCGACCAATATAACCCGCAATTTGCGACCCTGGAGACAGGGCCCAAGCCGCCGCAACTAGCGCCGGCGCCGCCTTTCATGTTGAAACATCACCCCGAAAGGTGGGGCGTACAACACGGGCGCGTGCTACCCGTGTTTGCAAAGCTGCATTTGCAAGCGGGGATCTCTCGCGTTGAGCAGGTCGGCGGGCAATTTGTGATGGGCGAAGCGATAGCCCAAACTGAGCGCCGGGGCTGGAAAGTTATCCCTATGGATGTTCAGGGCGAGGGGACTAGCTACCTGAGAAAGCCAGAGGGCACCAACACACACTTGATGCAATGGGAAATAGCATACCCGGGCAGCCGTCAACGCGGGCTAGATGTCGAGGGCTGGATCAAGTTCATTGATCTACTGATCAAGAAAGGCGCGATTGAGCGGCCCGCGCTTTATGTTCTTGAGCGCATGTTGGCGGACAAACAAAAAACATACGGCGCCGCAGCCGATCAAGCTGTAACCATGCCGAGCGCAAAGAGCCGGGCCGATTCAATCGCCGCAGATATCAAGGTGATCGAGGCTGAGATCAACAAGGCCAAAAAGAAAACCAAGCCCACGAAGTCAAAGCCGGTAACACTGGGAGATCTTAAAAAATGAGTTCAACTACCCGCGACTACTCAGCCCGGTTTATGCTGCCAGAACTGATCGAGCGCGGGCGGGATGAGCTTATCAAATGCCCTGTTTATTATGACGGCGCCCTTGCTGCGCCTTCGGCGGGTACGGTTTCGCTCTATAAACCAGACAACACAAAAGCCGTAGACGGTGCCACCGTTACGATCTCGGGTTCTGTTGCTCAGTATACAATATCGACGGCGACCCTATCAGGTGAAACGCTCGGTGAGGGCTGGCGTGTTGAGTGGTCTTTAACTATGCCGGATAGCGTGGATCATCTATTCAGAAACACCGCCGCGCTAGTACGGGGTCGGTTGTACATGCCGATAACTGATGACGATCTGATCCGGGTAGTGAGCGGGTTGGATCCGTCAAGCTCGACCGCGTTGAGTTCGGTTGCGAATTGGCAAAGCTACATTAGCGAGGCGTGGCTGACTATTGAACTGCGGCTAATAAATCAGGGCAACCGGCCAAACCTCATCTTAGACCCTAGCGCGTTGCGTGAGGCGTCTTTAGCTTTGACCCTTGCTCTGATATTCGACGACCTTTCAACGCGGCTGAATGAGGCGTACGAGACACGCGCGGCGAAGTATCGCGATCAGTTCGAGGGGGCTTGGGGCCGGTTGCGTTTTGACTATGACACCGACGACGACGGGACCGCCGACCAGACGAAGCGCCCGGCTATGGCTACGGTATGGCTTTAGCGTTATCAACCATACGAACCCGGATAGCTACGGCGCTAACTGCTGCGGGCTTTCGCGAATCGCGCTTTGGTTATGAGTTGTTTGGGAGTGACCCGCAGCACGTACAGCACAAAACTTTTAGTGTTGGGTTAACTACTTCAGCCGCGCAACCTCGCCGCCGGGGTCAGTTGGCCGTCCACACTGTAGTATCGATCAAGTGGTCGGCCCGCGTTCGGGCTGATGCTCAGGTAAACGACTACGGCGCGGCGCTTGATCTCGAAGAGACGATCGTTGCGGCCGTTCGCGGGGCGTCTAAGGTTGATCTATTTTCGCTTGATTATGTGAGCACACCACAACGGGAGATCGCGCCCTCGGGTGATTGGTTTCTCGGGCGTGTAGACTTTCAAGCCCAACACTTTTACGAGGTGTGATAATGACCGACCCAAAGAAAATACTTGATCAAGCGGTGCCAGGCTGGGAGAAAATGACCCGGCTGGAGTTCAGGCGAGCGACCAAAGAGACAAAGCATCACCGCGCTTGGCATGTTATGCAACTTCAACCAGTGACCAAACCCAAAAAGAAAACCCCCAAACCCAAAAAGGAGGGCTAATCAATGGCCGCCTCTAGTGTAATTAAAAACCAATTTGGCGCCGGATCGATCACGATCAAAGATGGCACCGGCACCCCGTTGACCGTTGCTGTTGATTTCGATCAGGGTGATTTTTCTGTGAGCGGCCTGATGGCCAACCTCAAAGAATCGGCCGTATATCAGACACGCGGTGTGGTGCGTTCAGTGCGTCATACTGAGCGATCATTCCCGTCAATCAGCTTTACGGCTTTGATGAGCGAGTTCAGCGATTCGTCAGGCGGTACAATGTTAAACATGATCGCAGGGACTGCACCATTCGCGGCGCGCGTTAGCACTCTTGGCGCTAGTGCTGATGTGATAACATTCGATGTGGTGATTGTAATCGAAGGAACCGACCTTGGCGATAGTGCCGATGCAACCTTGACTTTCGAGGATGTGGCGCTTTCGGTAGACTACTCAGGCGGCGATCCTAATCAGTTTAGCGTATCCGGTACGGTTTACGGGGGGATCACTGGTGACCTCACGATCAGCTAATGTAGGTGAACGAGAGATCCGGTTAGAGGCGCCCGGATCTATGACGATCCGTCATGAGATCGTCGCGTCTGCTGCGAGCAACTGGCGCCGGGCTTTTGGCGCTGCGTTGGGCGCTTGCTGGCGTGGTCCGGGTCGGCCCAAAGTTCGCTATAGTTCATGCGATTACAACCCGCTAAAATACGGAGGTGAAGTGCTCGACGAACTCGACGAACGCGGCGAAAATATCGAAGAGGTACTAGCCGCAGCGGGAGAGGCTTTCGGCATGTTAGCCGAGGGGATGATCAGTGAGGAGGAGGTCGAAAAAAAAGCGAATTCTATCGTAACGCCGGGGGGCTAGATTGGGCAATAAACGAGATCGAGGCCGCGCGAGGTTTGCCGGTGGGGGGGTTTTACCTGTTACCGCGCGAGGATCAGATCTCTTTGCTGGCTTGGTGGAGGGTGCGACATGAGCAACGATGAGATCCGCGTGATATCAAAAGACAACCTAAAAGCATGGGCACAGACCACCACAAACCGCGCGGCGGCGCTTTTGCTGAATGACCTGGCGAAGATCGGTGATGACATCGTGTTGCAGGTAAAAGGCTCTGAGCCTTCGGGGCCTAGTTGGGTAACAAAAAACAGGTATAATAGAGCAAAGAATGAGTGGGAAACTTGGAAATATTCAACGGGATCCCGTACCCTCGAAGAGTGGCCCGTTCATACGGGCAAAAGCCGCGACGGCTGGCGCTGGTACATGCGGCATCAGGGCGACGAGATCGAGTTAGTAATAACAAACCCCGTTCGTTATGCTTTCATGTTGATCGCCTCGCATACATACAAGAGTCAACGGGCTTACACTTATTTGATTCGCACGCCCTTAAAGAAAAAGTCAAACAAGTTTGCTGAGGCGTTCAGTGAGATCCTAGCCCGTGGGGTGTCATAATGGCCGCCGTCACTGAACTAACCGTCAAAGCTAACATTGCTGAACTCAGGAAAGAGCTAGGTAAGATCCCCGGCATAACTGCTACCGAAGCTAAAGCAATGGCCGGGCAGCTTGTCAAAGAGTCCAAAAAGGCCGGCAAAGCCGCAGAAAAAGCCGCCAAGAAAAGCAAAGCCGCATGGGGCGGGAACACTACTGCGATCGGTAAAGCGGCTTATAAAATGAAAGGGTTTGGAGCGGCGGCAAAAGCGGCGGCCGTACCTCTTGCGGCGGTCGGGGCGGGGCTAGTCGCTACGGGGGCGGCGGCTTTCAAACTTGCAAAAGCTAGTAGCGATCTGATTGACGCACTAAGTAACTCAGCAAATAAGGCCGGAGTATCCATCGAGGAATTTTCCGCGTTTGGCTATACACTCAACGCGGCGGGGTCTGATTCTGAAAAGCTCGTTAGCGCAATGGCGCCTATGCTTGAAAAGATGAGGCAAGCCCGAAACGGTAGCGCCGAAGCAGCGGCGGCGTTTGGGGCGTTAGGTGTGAAAGTAGAAGACGCCGATGGTAACCTTAGATCGTCGGGCGCTGTGTTGCGGGATGTCGCGTCGGGGCTTGCGGGTCTGTCAAATGATACTGATCGAGCCGCAGGCGCTATGGGTATTTTTGGCGAGGGTGGATCTGAGGTTGGTTTGGCGTTGGCTAGTTCTTTGCCGATGCTCGAAGAGTTCAGCGCCGCAGCTAGTAATATGATTACACCAGAAGCCCTCGCCGCCTCGGCCGCTTTTGATCAAGCAATGGCACGATTAGAAATGCAAAGCGACGCGGCAAAGATTGCAATTGGGACCTCGTTAACCCCGGCGATTGTTGATCTAATGAACGCAAGTAGCGCAGCCGCGCCCGAGCTACGCGACATGTTCAAAGATGCCGTTGTGTATTTGAATTGGTTTATCAATGGCACCCGTACCGCATGGGCAGTAGTCCGCGACGGCGCTGATACTTTTATATCTATTCAACACATGATTTTAGACGGTTTATTGTTACCCCTGCGGGCGGTTTATACCACTTTTCAGGAGTTGGGAAAACTTGCCGGGATAGCCTTACCTGAATTTGAGTATTTAGATATTGAACGCACCACCGACGGCGTCGAGGCTTTATCCGATAAACTCAAAGAAATAGCGGGCGGTTCAGGGCACTTATCCCAAGTTATGGCCTCCGGTTGGATAGGCGGTAAACTTGCTATAGGTGAAGTGAGCACCGAGCTTGACGGCGTGGTAACTCGCCTTGGCAAAGTAGAGGCCGCCGGCAAAAGCGCCACCGCAGCCGTGAAAGATAACACCGATGCACTCGTTAAACAGTGGCTAGCGGCAAAAGCCTACGGCGACGAGATCACGCAAATGGTAGCCGACGACGCAAAAAAACAACTTGAAGAGCACGCCGCGTTTGTTGATAATGTGCTGAGTCATACCGCCAGCGCCTCGGGTGATATTGCGTCCATTGCGGGCGCTTGGTCGCAGCGCCTCGCCGAAGAGGGCACCGAAGCCGCCAAAGAGCAAGCCCGGGCGGCCTTCGCTATAGCGAAAGCGGCGGCACTTAGTCAGATAGTAATATCAACGGCGATCGCCGCTATGAATATTCAAGAGAAATTTGCAGCGGTGCCCCCCGTCGCGGCGGCTTTGACTGCTGTATTGATGGGCACCAGCGCGGCAAACCTGGCGTTAGTCGCAACCGAACAGCCGAGCTTTCACCGTGGCGGCATGATCTCGCCTGATGAGGTATCTATTACCGCGCAAAAAGGTGAGGCCGTACTAAGCCGATCAGGGGTTCAGGCTGCGGGCGGCGAGTCTGGGGTTAATGCCCTAAACTCAGGGGGGGCCGGGGCCGGTGGTGTTATGATCATCAATCAGGTATACCGACACCGGGTATTTGATCGGGTGGTTTCTGATTCCATCAAGCGTACAAACTCACCACTAAACAAAGCATTAAACGCCGGGCGCCGGGTAGGTATGAGTAAATGACTGTTTTTCGAGGCTTAATAATACCCGACACCCGCGCGACATTACTAGCCGCAGACACTACCATAACAGAGCGAGATCCCGCCGTAGACACCCCCGAAAAGTTAAGCGGTGAGAACTCGCTAACACTGATCGCAACCGGCACGCCGTCAGGTGATGACACTATATTAGCCAAAGCGACGCAATCAGGCGCGCGAGGTTCTGCGGGTATGGCGTGGCAGCGCGACGGCGATCTACTTTATCGGGGCTTTAACCCACCTAATGTGCCGCAGGGTTGGCGTTCTTTGCTTTGGACTGATGGCAGCGGCTCGCCGTTCAAAGCAACCGACCCGCACGCCCTGACGCTATCAAGCGGCAAGGTGTTAGTCACTTTTGAGCGCGAGGTAACAGGCGCCCGTGAGGTCGTCGTAAGACAATACAACCCCGATACTGATGCTTGGTCGAGCGCGGTAACGGTGCAAAGCATCCCCGATACTGCGGCGGTGTTGCGGCCTTGCTTGCTTCAGTTGCCGAGCGGGCGGGTGTTGCTGTTTCACTTTTTGCCCTCGGGCAATATTCGGATGCACTTCAGCGCAAACGACGGGTTGGCTTGGGCTATCGGTTCGCGCGGTATATTGGAAGACCCGATCCCCAATACAACCGCAACGACTGACTATGTATTGACCCGGTTACGGTGCGTTTGGTCTGGCGACGGGATCGCCCTCGTGGCGGGGTTGACCTCTAATGATACCGCGCTCTCGTTTCGGGAGGTGTTCGCGCAATTTTCATCGGTGGATCTTGGCGCCTCGGCTCAGCTGGTCGGGGCTATTTGGGACGGGCTTAACAACGACGACGGCGGGTATCATGATTTGTTAGCCTTGCCGGGTGAGTTGGCGTTGATTTATATCAACCATTCAAGACTGAGAAAGCCGCACATTAGGCGGGTGGGAAGTATTCACGAACCTTTGCAGGATGCTGATGATGTGGTAGTGTCGCCTGATGTCTGGGGATCTGCGAATGATGGCGATATCGCCGCGTGGGTTGAGCCTGACGGGCGGATCGTTGTGGTAGGTCGTGATGTCGCAGCCACTCAAAACATAATAGCCCGGACCGCAACCGGTCCGGATTATGACGGTTGGAGCTATTTGGGCAACTCTTCAACGCTAACCGACGCCGGGCGCATAGTCGCAACAGGCTCAACAAACGGCTACTTTCGCAAGCTGGCCGCATGCGGGGGGCATGGTCGCGGGCTGTTGTTTCATTCGTGGTCAGCAACTGCGGGGAATGAAGACGACTCACTAGCTGTGTTGACGCTCGGCGGGTGGTCGTCGGTGCCTTTGCCGTCGTTGGATTATTCAGACGATTACGATCAGTCGGTCGGCTATTCGCTTCACTATTACCCGATCGAGTTGCCCGGATCTTTAGGTTGGACCGCCGCCGGGACCGGCCCTCAAGCCCTCGCCGCTAGCGCGTTAGCCCTGACGGCTTCAGCCGGCACCAGTCGAATATATACGAAGACCGATAGCGAGGCGGTAGACGCTGGCGCTTTGTTGAATGTGGTATTTACTCAGACCGCCGGAGGCAGTACAGCAACCGCGCAGATCGGCGCCCGTCTACGCTTGGCCGATGGCGCGACTGAGCGCGAGGTTGAGCTTCGAGCAACGGCAGTAAAAATGGCGTTGTTTGATGTCGTTGCGGGGGCTCAGGTTGGGTCTGATATGGTATCACACCGGCCAGACGCCGGGGTCGATGTGCTGATCGCTTTGCAGGGTACGAGCGTTTCTGTATGGTTTAGGGCTGCGGGGTCGGGTCCTGATGCGAGTTACAAAGCCGGGCCGGCCTCGGCTTCGCTTTCTGTTGATTCATCTACCGCCGCAGCCACAAACCGAGTGCAGTTCGGCCGGCTTATTTCTTCTGGGGCTGCGGTTGATTGGACCTCCGTGGGTTATTTGTCGGGCACTCACGCCGGGATCGGTGGTGAAAGGCTCACAAGCGGGATCAACCTACGCGGGCGCGCGTTGCCCTCTTATCTGGCCGACGGTATAACAGCCGATCAAAGGGGTGTAGCCTACACTAATGATCAATGGCAGATACCCTTAACGGCTGATTACGCACTTTCACGCGCGCTACCCCTCGCCGAGCCGGCTAGCCCTCGCGTCGAGTGGAGGTCTAAAACTGAGGCCGAAACTAAGATCGCGATCCGGTTGAGCTTTGACAAAACCGAAGTAACCGACGCGCTCGGCGATATGGTAGGGATAGGGCTTTTCGGGGTTAACTTTTCGGCGGGTTCGATCGAGGGCTATAACGGGTCGGCTTGGGTTTCGTTAACCTCTTTTACTTCGTCAAAACATCATCAGTCCTTAGACTGGATCAGACGCGGGGATACCGTCCGGCCGAATACGCCTAGCCTCGCGGCGCCGCCTGTCTTCATGAGCCACGCTCATGAGTGGGCGGGAAGTTATTTCAAGTTTTCAGGTGACGGAGCTTGTCGCAAGATCCTAACCAATCCCGGCGGGGTTTGGGATCCCGCTACAACAGTGCGCCGGGTTGCGCTTTCGCTCGAAGGGGTAGACGGAACGGAGGCCGATTTTGGTAGCGGCGGGGCTATTTGGCCGGGGTCATTTGCGGTGCTGGTGCCTTTAGGCGGTGTTGATTATTCAGCGTTTAGAATCGTGATAGATGCGGCGCAGGGCACCGCCGAAGGCTATTACAAAATCGGGCAAATAGTGATAGGCCGGGTGGCGTTGCTTGCTGATGAATACGCGTGGGGCCGGACGATCGACACCATACCTGGCGCGGAAATAGTCGAAGGCCGCGACGGTAAAGATCGGCCCGATGTATTCGCACCCGATCGCCGGGTGGTTGAGTTCGGTTGGACTGATGGCGTCGATGAGCGCAAGGTTGAGGGTGAAGACCCGGCGCCCGTTTATTTGAGCGGATCAACGGCCTCGGGCACTTTACCTCTTGCGGCCGAGGGCGGCACCGTACGAGCCACTGAGGGTATTACAAGGGCACTCGAGGGTCCACGGCGGGCGCTCGTTTACTTACCCCGGGTCGAGGTTGGGGAAAGTGCGGTGATATTATCCCGCCGGGCTGAGTTGATGTTGGCGAGGGTAGCCAGCCCGATCCGGCGCGAGGCCGTCGTTGGTGATGAGCTGGAAAATGAGGTGGTAAGAACCGCAGCCGTTACGCTGCGCGAGGTTATTTAGTGGCGATCTTGCTCAAAATTGAATGGGCCTCGCGGGTGTTCGAGTTCGACAATCCCGGGGAGTTAGAAGATGAGGCCGGCGATCTGTTGTCCCCGTCTTCGACGGGTCGATCGGTGTCGTTTTCTGATCTGTTTTTCCCGGTCGATGTTGCCGAATTAGTCGAGGCTGGACACGACCTAGCGGCGGCGGTGGGTGAGGTGTCGATCGATGGCCGGGTGGTCGTTCGGGGCTTTGTTAGTGAACCCGTATACGGTGGCGCCAATGAGCCTGTGAGCCTAACCGTCGCAGATGACCCCTATAACGACCGGGGGCTAATCCCCGGCGCTACTGAGGTAGTGCCGCGTTGGGCTTATTCTGAACGGTGGGGTGATGTTGACGCGCCTTACCCTATCGTGTTTGGGACGCCGGGCGGGGGTAGTGATGAAAAACACCCGGGCACCCCCGCGCCGATTTGGGCGCGAATATTTGCCAGCCCTGATGATACCGAATCTCTACTAATCGCAGGACACCGGATCAGCGCGGCGGGAACTTTTCGAGTGTATGACACTGAGGGCGGCGGGGTAGACTTTGCCGCTACTTATCTACGCGACAATATCGACCCGAGCGGGCGGGCTATTACCGCGCTGGATATCTCTTTGGTTGCCAGCGCGATCGATCTTCAATCGTCAGAATATTACATAGCCTGGGGGTCTGGTTCGATAGGTTTGCCGGGTGGCGCTGGTGATGTGATCGGCTACTTGTTGGAGCGTTCAACGCTTGCGGTAGATTGGGATCGGTTCAGTGAGATACGGGGCGTGTTGAACCATTACGAGCTTGCGGCCTTTATAGATGAACCCGTAGCCCCTTGGGAGTACATAGACTCTTTAAATGAGTGGTTGCCCATATCGTGGGTTTCTGGCGCTTCTGGCGTGTTTCCGGTGCTGTGGAGACTTGACGCCCGCGCGCACAACGCACAACACGCGTTCAACAACGAGACGCGCTCGGGGTTGGTGAACTATGAGCGCGACCGGGGCGACATTATCAACGAGGTGCAAGTCAACTTTGCGCGGAATATCCGGGCCGATACTTACACCGAATCGGTAACCGTTCGTGATGAGTTATCGATCGACCGCTACGGGCTGTCGTCTGAGTCGGTCGATCTAGATGTGGTCTACGACAAAAAGACCGCCTACCAAATAGGGCGCGATAGGCTGGCCGCTAATGCTTGGATTCACCGCGTGGTGAGCTATCAGATCAATGATGATCGAGGGGTACAGCCCGGTGATATTGTCAAAGTAACAGACGACGATCTGCACTTGTCTGAGGCGCCGGGGCTGGCGCGCCGGGTCAAGTTCACCGGTGGGGGCGTTTGCTCTGTTGAGGTGTTATTATTGTCTCGAGGTGTTTGATGTTGGAAGAAATGATCAAAAGCAACACGGCGCGAATCTCAACGCTGGAGGGTGATGTGAAAGGGTTAGCTATCACACTTGAGCGCGTCGCTACTGAACAGGACCAACACACCCGCATGTTGTGCGCTATTGAAAAAGCGACCACCCGGCGCCAGGGCTGGATCAAACAAGCCGTGAACCCTCAGAGTGTGCTAATCGTGGTGGTGTTCTTGTCGTCTTTATTCGGGGTGAACCTCGTTTGGCCTAGCGCGTCGCCCGTCGCGTCGGCTGTTGAATTACCAGCGGGCGAGTAATAAGGAG